ATACAAAGCGTTACAGATTCTACAAGTATCTTCCAGCAGTAGTATCCTTATTCTTTGCTTGTCCTTCCTATGCTGAGACTGTTGGTGGAGTGTCTGCTACTGCTTCTCCTATTGCTAATTCCTCAGGCAGTGTTACAAACCAAGCTATACAAGTTCTTCAGGGACCATACATTACTAACACCTACGGTGGAGGTATCCAATGTCAGGGTCCCACCCTTAACATTACCCCCTTTGTAACAGGGTCTGGTTCATTCCAGTCACCATATGAACCATTCTATAATGATCCGGTCTATGATATGAGAGACCTAGATGAGGATGGTTCTTTAGATAACCCAGGTAACATCCTCTACTATGTTCCTACCAGGACAGGTCAGAAGGATAGTTACAACTTGTCATTAGGTGTGTCAGCCACATGGTCTAATCCTATGGACAAGGAACTTCAAAAGTTGTGTAAGGATGCAGCTGTCACACAGATTGCAATGCAACAACAACTCACAGCTAATAAGAGATTGGACTTTGAGATTGCTAGACTTAAGAACTGCGGTGAGTTAATGAAGGCGGGTATTCAATTCAAACCAGGGACACAGTATGCTGCCATCTGTGCTGATGTTATGGTGAATAATGTCACCTACATCAAACCCCACGTTCATTCTATTCCTTCCCCTTCAACTTCCGAATCGCGTGGTTCCGAACCCTCTGCGCTCCTCGGCGGTCCCTTACAGATTCAACGGTAACTTTCTTACCTCTGATCTTAGCAATCTTTTTAATAACTTTCTTCACCGTTGGTTTGACCACCTTAAGTAACAGGTCAGCCAACGGTTTTGCTAACAATGCAGATGTAGTTGCAATAACAGCCACACCACCAACCTGTACTACCTGACCACCACTAGGTAGTCCCTCAATGATTTGTTCTTGAATAGGAACAGGTTCTGTATCCTGAACACACTCATTTCCAAGTAATCTATAACCAACCACTCTCTCACGGAAACCATTAACCAGAGGACCAGTTAGGATTATCCTCTCAGGTTCAAAATTAATAGGGTCATAACTGGGAACCCCAGGACCGCAAAGCGTAACCACCCCTTTGGGGTCATCCCCAAATATCGTTGTGTTTGTTTCATTAGTTACATTCCGTGCTTCGACACAACCAGGCATGTCAACAATGGGTAACCCAATGTCAACGGTGACTGGTGAATTAAGGGAAGATACTATGGGAGGCGGTAAAATTTGACTCTCCAGCTTCGGTATCTGTAACTGTCTTATTTGTATCGGTTTGATATCCATCTAAGTCACCTACAATAACCGACGCCTTTGCTTGAAGCGTAGTAGGACATGGTACCTCTGCGACAGTCGCATAGACTGGAGAGACAAGTAATAGTAATGTCAACATGGTACACCTCAGAAAGGAAGACCTGCACCACCTGCTGCGCCACCAATCGAACCGGGGATTGCACCACCAGTTGTACCAGGAAGTTCAGGTACAGCTCCGTCTACCATACTAGGGAGGAGTTGTTGAACTGACTCGGATACACCATTGATGAGTTGAGTCTTGATACCATTAACAATATTATCTTTCTGAAGGTAGATAGTAGCTCCACCTACAACCAAGCCAAGTGATACACACCCAGAGAACAGGGCAACACCATTGATAATCTTTTGCATGAGACCATTACAGCTAGACTATGTATGTCTAGTCCATGTTAATTCCATAGTTGTAACCAACAAAGATATGAAAAATAAAACAAATAGACCACTTAACATTGTTCTACATCACAGGTAAAGTCTAAAGATGCTCCATCGTACTCAGTATCAGGGATGAATGGATCACCCCCACACACTGCACTTCTACACGAGCGTTCCGTGAAGCCTTCTGACTTCTCGTAAGGCTTCGAGGTCCATGTTTTTAGTTCCCCCGTCGTATTCATGAGCATATCCTTCTGCGATCATTAGTTCGTTGAGCGACACGTCTGATTCCCCAACGTATAACCAACCAAGAAGACGGCCGTATTTCCCAACGCCACCGTCAAGTTCAGTACGGATAACAAGATCATCATCGCCAGCGATAGCCGATTCCAGTTTCTCTTTGAGCCAGTTGGTTGCGTCGATTCCAAGAGCTTTCTCCTCTAAGTTTCGTGTTCTCTTCTCTGGCGTATCAACTCCTGCAACTCTAACTCTTTCTTTCTTGTATAGATCAAACCCCAAATCAATGGTGACATCAATAGTATCCCCGTCAACCACACGGTTTATCTCCAAACAACGAAAGTTGTAACAACTCTTCCTGCTTGGGGGTGTCATGGGTGCCATCTGCCATCTCCTGATGTGCCATCTTAAGTATGTAGTAGATGTAACCCATGGCCATGAAGAAACAAATTCCCACCATAGCATTGACTGCAGGTACAAATTCAGTCATACATACCCTCCCCAAATCTTCCACAGGTCTCTGAAGTAGAAGTCAACATCAGTCAAACTTCCAAGAGGAACATGTTGTTCCTCTGCTTCAGACCACCTCTTACAGAATTTGATGACACTATGAGAATCCCTTACCGCATTGACTCCATACATACGAGCGAATGAAGACATGGCAAAGTCAAATTTCATCTTAGAAGGGTACGTCATGGTGGTTGCTGAAATGTTTATCTAACACTTCAATCCTTTCCTCTTCATGGGCGATGATGTCGAGTTGTTGTTGAATAGCTTCCAGTACATCTGGATGCTCACCAATACCAACAGGAGAATGAAGATAGACTTCGACATTCGCTTTGGCCTTTCGGATGTTTCCTTCGGCTTCCGAACGCAGTCCATCAAGAATAATTGGTCTAAGATCACAAGACATGGTTTACCTCGTTTTGTATATTATTATATCACTTGACGTGGATTTGTCCAACCATTCCAGCACCTTTGTGTGGTCCACACCAGAAGTCATAGTCACCAGCATCAGCGAACTTGATTTCTTGTGACTCACCAGGACTGAACATCAGTGATTCTCTAGAGAGATCAGGACGACTTTCTACAATAATGTTGTGAGGTGGGAGCATTCCATTCACAAAGTGAATAGTCTCACCTGCATCGATAGTAATATCTGAAGGTTCAAACACCAGGTTACCATCGACACCCATGGTTACATCGAGTGCCCAGACAGGAACAGCAAAGAAGAGTGTAGCCAGGAAAGCAAAAAGGAATTTCATATATGAATTACTTGACTACACTATCTATTCACATCTTATAGGTATCGTCAGACTTTTGTGTTGGAACAATAGTAAATGAGCCGGGCTCTACTCTGATGGTCTGACCAGGTGCTGTCTCGGATGCTTTCTTGATAAGATATTCCATGTCACCCTTAGTAACTCCACCACCACCATTTGCTCCTTTCTTACCAGCCTGTACGCCAAAGGTAGCTAGAACTCCGGTGAATACTGAGGCGATGAAAGTGGGGTCGAGCTTCTGCTCTGGGATTCCAAGTGCAGGTGGTAGTTTAATGTATGCCAACGTGAGGATTCCACCAGACCAAACAAGAATACCAAGACGGACAAAGGTAGAAAGAATAGCCAGTTGTTCTTCTTTGTCATCGGCTGTCTCCTTAATCTTTCCAAGTAAACCCTTCTTCTTCGGTTCTTCCTTCTTGACTTCCTCTGACATGGTATCTATACAAGGCATTAATATTTAGAAAAAAAGGGGCCGATTAGCCCCTTGCACCTTGATAAGCTGGTGTCATCATACCACCGTCAGGTGGTCCATCGTCTTCATCCTTACTGGCAAGTGCCAACATGAGGAAGTATGGAGTGATGATAAAAATTAAAGTCTGTAACAGGGTCCAATCATATGTCATTTATCGGACCCCTTGACTACTGCGATGATAGGAATCAACATCAGTAGTGCTGCTCCTATAAATCCCATCACCAGAGGCCAGGAATGATCTGACCAGTAGTTGCATA